AGTGGTCATTTCCAAGATCGTTTAAGAGAATTAGATTATAAAGACTTCTCTTCACATAGAGCATTAACTGCTGCACTCGGACTATGTGCTGAGTCAGGAGAATTTACTGAGATAGTAAAGAAGATATTATTTCAAGGTAAACCAGTTACTGAAGAGAATCTATTTCATATGAAACGTGAACTAGGTGATATCATGTGGTATTTTATACAGGCATGTATAGTATTAGATGTATCACCAGAAGAGGTTATAGAAATGAATGTAGATAAGTTGAAGAGCAGATATCCTGGTGGAGAGTTTGATCCCCACTATTCTGAAAATCGTAAACAAGGAGATGTTTAATGGTAGGACCTGGTGAATACATGGCAGTTGTTAGTGATCTTGCTAACGCATACAATACTATTGAATGGAAAGATGCTATTCCATTTTTGATTTGTATTATTGGACTTTATTGGATTAAAGTTAAAATCGATACAAGTTTAGGACTTGGTAAAAAGAAATCAAGAGAACTAAAAAAAATTATTGTTGATGCAATAGTTGAAGGTCATCAGAAAGCACATAGATCCTGATGTTAGGTAAACTTGATCCAGAAGAAAGGGTTCTATCTGAAAAAAAGATAGAACCTATGCAATTGACAGCAGAGTTAATTGCTGAGATTAATTGTGCTATGGCACATACAAAGAAAGATGGCACATATAATTGGTTGCCTACTGATGAGTATGAAGTTCAAATAGCAGGTACGTTTGCTGCCGATAGATTTATTGTTATCAAAAACAAAACAAAGAATCCAGTAGTCTCTGCTGAACCTCATCCTTACTTTGACTATGAGAAAAAAGTCTTTACCAAAGATGGTAGAGAGGAGTATATGAAAGAGTTTAAAATAAATAAAGATAAAGATAAAAAAGAAGATGGCGACAAACGCTAGAGAAACTGCTAAACAAGAGAATGGTTCTAGAGTTTTTTTCGAGTCTGTAATCGAAAGAAACAAAGAACCATCCTTAAAAGAAATGGTAAAAGTCTATGAAGGATACGGTCCTGAATGGAGATCAACATATCTTAAACAAACTGCAGCATTAAAAAAGTTTTTAGGATCTAATAAAGGGTATGAATATTCCAGAGATAAAGGAATCATGCCTTACATTGAACACATTGCTAAGAAAGAGTGTGGTGTATCAGTAAAGGATCGTTGGAATCCTATGGATATTGTATTGGTTAAGAAGAGTGCAAAGAGAGTTGTAGAAGGAACTATAAAAGAAATTACTAACATTGATGGAATGAGTAAAGATGCAAAACTTACTCTACTCAATGCGTATATGCGTGAAGCATTGAACTCTAAAATTTTAATTGGTGTATCACTTAAAGCAATTGCAGCAAAGAAAAAAACTGCTAACGCAGATCTTGCAAATGCAGGTAGAACAACTGGTCAACCTACCATGGTTAACATGGTTCCTAAATCTTTGAAGTGTACGTTAACTTTAGGAAAGAAAAGGAATTACCTATTTGATACTGGTGAACTTGGTTTTGATATAGTTACAGCGAAAGGCGGTAAAATACATGGTCAATCAAGAAATTTTCAGTATTCTAAGGAAAGAAATTTAGTTCAAACAGATCTCACTCCCAAAGGTAAAGACGCAGGAGCAAAACTTGGTAAAGTTTCTAGTGTTGCATTAGATAAATTTCTAGGAGATTTAAGATTAACTCGTCCAACTTCTGCAGCAAAACATAATCATATTCCTAGAGTTGGTGGTTGGACAGATAGAGATAAAAAATATTGGATTGACTTGTATAAAAAATTAGTTACATCTCGTATGATTGATTTTGGTGAAGTTGCTGTGTATGAAAATAACCAAAAGGTCGCTGAAGGTATCGAAGCAGTTATAGACTATGCAATTTCATACGAAACTCGTCAGGCAGATAGAAGTTCTGCAGGTAGATTCTCATCTAAGTTAATTGCTATGGAGTGGGCACATATTTGGATGCAGATTGCTAAGATGAAGAAAATGCAACAGTGGTGCACAGCACTATACTATGGTGCAAAAAAAGAATTCGGTGATTCTAACGGTCCGTTCCTAAAGATATACTAGTCCAGTTTACAAAGTGTCCACTATCACTCGCATTTCACCCTCAGCGTGCTATAATATTAGTATACAGACAGAGGACACCTTGCCTAACAAACACCTTGAACACCTTGAGGATCTGATCTTTTCTGGTCGTAAGGAAGCGTTGGATGCAGTATGGTCTGCACTTAACAAACCAGAACTGAGTGTTAAGTGGGATGGTGCTCCTGCTATCGTCTTTGGCACAAACCCTGCAAATGGCAAATTCTTCGTTGGAACAAAATCCGTTTTTAACAAACACAAGATCAAGATCTGTTATGATCAAACAGATATTGACGAACTTTACTCTGGCAACCTTGCGGACATTCTGCGCTTATGTCTTTGGAAGCTTCCTCGTATCAGTGGAATTGTCCAGGCTGATTTCATCGGTGTCGGAGGGGGCAGTGTTTATCGCCCTAATACTTTGGAGTATCGTCTTCCCTCTCCGATCCTTAGCGATATTATCCTTGCTCCACATACTTCTTATACCGAAGTTTCTCCAAATGCTGTTGGCAGCATTCGCCACGATCTACCTTCTACATTATCTAATTGTTACTTTATAGGTAAGAAAGAGGCAGATGCATCTGTTGCTAAGACTCCTTTCTTCAACTGGGTCAAGTTTCTCAGCAGGTTGCCTAGATGTAAAGTGCCTAGCGAGAAGGTACGTCCACATATTCAGAAGCATATCAACAGGTTTTTCCGTTGTGATTTACCAATTCCTTCAGCAGAATTTTTGTATACTACTTTACCTGATAAATATAAGTATGAAGTTAATGTTACCACATTCAAAGTGTGGCATATGTTGTTTCAATTGAAGCAGAGTTTATTGAAAAACATCGTTGTTGATGGAACTGTGAAATGCTACATAGATGGACAACCTTCAGAACATGAGGGTTTTGTAACTGTTTCAGATTCTCCCTACAAAATTGTAGATAGATTGACTTTTAGTAAAGCGAACTTCAACCTTAGTAAAAATTGGACGAATGAAAAAATTTAATGCTTTTCTAATAGAAGCACAGAGATCGTTTGCTGCTAAAGCAGCGGAAAAATTAAATCTTAAACATGTAGGTTACGGTAAATACGCAGACCCATCTGGGAATGTGACTCACATGTCTAAGGATGGTAAGCTTGTAAAAATTACAGCAAAAGATGCAGCGAGGACACAACAGAATGGAGGAGAAGAAACGGAAGGTGGCGAAGGTCAGGTCGATCAAGGCGCAATATCTATTACATTTGGAAGATTTAATCCACCGACTATTGGGCACGAGAAACTTCTTAAGAAAGTAGCACAAGAAGCAAAGTCTGGTGGAGGAGAGTATAGAATATATCCTTCAAGAACTGAAGATCCTAAGAAGAATCCTCTTGATTCTGGAACTAAGATCAGGTTTATGAGACAAGCATATCCAGACCATGCAAATGCGATCATTGATAATGAGGACATGAGAACTATCTTTGATGTTCTTACTGCTCTTGACAATGATGGGTATAGTTCAGTTAATATTGTAGTGGGTGGTGATAGAGTAAGTGAATTTAATTCATTAGCAACGAAGTATAACGGTGACTTATATACATTTGATGAGATTAAAGTAACATCAGCAGGAGGTAGAGACCCTGACTCTGAAGGTGTAGAGGGTATGTCAGCATCTAAGATGAGAAAGGCAGCGATGGAAGGTGATCAAGATTCTTTCAATAAAGGTATACCTAAAGCGATGTCTAAGAAAGATAAAGAAGCGATGTATCTAACACTCAGACAATCAATGAATGTGCAGGAATCATTTGATGACTTCGCTGAAGCATCATATCATCTTTATGAGATCGCTCCTAAGTTAGATCCTCAAGGTTTAAGGGAAGCATACTATGATACTGGAATGTTTGAAGTAGGTACGTTTGTTGAAAATATCAACACAGGTATTGCAGGTAAGGTTGTTAGTCGTGGTAGTAACTACATCATTTACATTGATGAGCATGATAATATCTTCCGCTCATGGTTGAAAGACCTTGTTGAGACTAAGAATTCTGTTTATGGATTCGAGTTTACACCTGCAGGTGAGATAGGAACCAACGAATTAGCTGCATATTATCGTAGAATGACGCCTGGCGAGTTCCTAAAGAAGATAAATAAAAAAGTAAAGGTTACTAAGTAAGATGGATTTAAAGAACTTACCTGACATGAGTGCTGCATACCAAGAGGTGCAGGAAAAAGCAAAGAAACTAGATCCCGTTGGAAAAGAAGACGGTGATGTAGATAATGACGGTGATAAAGATTCATCTGATAAGTATCTTATGAAGCGTCGTAAGGCAATTGCCAAAGCAATGAAGAACGAACATCATCAAAAAGATGAGAATGGTAAAGTCATCGAGCATGATGTTGAAGAGGAAGAAGTAAAAGAAGCATACACAGTAACGAATGCTGACAAGAAAGGTAACACCAAAGCATATCAGAACTTTAAAGCAGGTATGAAGGGTAAAGATGGTAAACCTTTATACAAAGCAGCAGATCACATGAAAGAGAATCAAGAGATTCATCCTGATGACAACGTTTTATCACCAGAAGAACTAGAGAAAGTAGCAGAACTCTCTAGACAGTGGGATGCTAAGATGGAAGAAGGTTATGGTATGATGAAAGGGTATTCTAAAGGTGGAGAGGTAAAGGCACCAAGAATGCAGAAAGGTGCTATGGCATATGATGGTCCTAACAAGGCAGCAAGTGAAGCAAAGGATAGAATCCTTGCTAAAACTAAGGCAAAACGCGAAGCAATGAAAAAGTAATGTTATCTTTCAAACACCTATCTGAAAAGAAAACTAAAATTAAACTAAATCCTAAGAAGGAGGATGTCATGGAGGGAGATAAAACTCTCAACCATGGCGAAGATTGCGGGTGCATGAAATGCGACAAAAAACGTCGCAAGGATGAACTTGGCGATGAAAAATCAGTATCTACCGAACAAAAAATTTATGACAGTAACGAAGAAGTCTCAGAAGAAAGCACAGAAAGCAATGCTCAAAGCGATAACTCTGAAACGAACTTGTTAACCTTCAATCAATTTCATGAAGGATCATCTTATGGATTATATAAAGGATCAGGTAAACCATCAGGTCCTATGGCTGCCTTTGCCAAACCAACTAAACCTAACCCTAAAGCAAAAAAACAGAGAGTGAAGAATGTAGGTGTAGGTGAAGAGACTAAGTATGAAGTCATGAGTAAAGAAAAGTATAAGAATACTCATAAAGACTTCAAGGGTGGCACTAAGAAAGAACCTAGGGTATCAGTTTACGATCCCGAAAAGAAAGCAACAGTATCAAGATTGGTTAAATTCTCTGAAGCAAAGTATGAGAGAGGTGCGTCAAACTATGGTAAGATGTCTATCAGAAATAAAAGAGCAGTAGGTTACGGTGGTAACGCTGCACCTCCAGAGGAGAGAAGGAAGGCACATGATGAGAGAATGAAGAAGCATAAAGCATCTCAAATGAAAGAAGAAAAGCATAGAGATGCTGCACTTGATGCTGTAAAGAAATCAATCATTGCCCAGTATGGTAAAGGTGCTATCATGAGAAAGGGTAGCAATCAACAGAAGAAAGTCAGAGGTGCTAAGTCTACTGCAGGAACTGGTAAGTATAAGAAGATGGCAGATCAGAAAAAGCAAACTGCTGCAGACGCTAAGAAGCGTGGGTTTAAGTCTGTTCAGAACTACACTGATACTATGGCACGTTATGGTGGTAAAGATAATTACGACAAGGGTAGAGGATTAGGGTCATGAGCACACCTCTTGACCTATCTCATTGTCCCGATGGTCAGTATTATTGCTTTGATGATAGAAAATGCAAACCAATACCCAAAGGTATGTCAGTAGGAAAGAATGGTATGTTGGTCAAAGAAACGACAGAGTTAAAGAACGAAATAATTGCGAAGGCACAGAAAAAACATACTATGGCAAAGTCAAAAAAATTCAAGGATGTCATGGCAAAAGGAAAAGAAGCAAAAGATAAGTTATATAAGACTACTAGAGAAAAAGGCGTACGTTTCTATGACAAGAAAGGTTCTGGTTACATGAAGGACGGTAAGAAAAAATACGATTGATAGCCTATATACTGTGTAATTACATATTAAGATCATGATTGGTAATTTTTTAATGCCACTGGCATACAAGGTAATCGATTCTGCTGTCAAAAAAATCCCTGATGATGCAGAACTCGGAGAGAAACTAATCGATATTTGTTTATTGATTATTGGCAAGGCAGTGAAACTCACTAAGACGACCGCTGACGACGCTCTATTTGAAAAAGTAAAGGAAGCACTTGCTGCTAAATAAGTAGCGTTTGCGACCCTTTTAGAGGGGTCTCAGAGACCCCTTTTTTTATAAATAACTACAGGAAAAAACAGAATTTTAGGAGCATAACCATGGCACTTTACGGTGTAACTGATGCAGACGAATCTAAGCCAAAGTGGGCTGTGAGAGGGAGCGGTGTAGACCCCCAAAATATTTTTGCAACCGCTGATGGTTGGGTTCTTCGTCATTACAAGAATGCCGCGAAGACAAAGTTTTGGGATGAAATTTTAGTCTCAGTTGATGGTCTTGTAGGTGCAGGTTCTCGTGGAACCAATACCTTGGGTGGTGCAGATATTACTGCAGTATTCTTTGAAGAGACAGGTTATGCAGGTGGAGCAACAGGTTCTGTTGTTGTCATCTATAACGAACAGGTTGACGTCACAAACGGTGCAACTTTAGTCGTTAGAAATACTACTGACAGTGCCAACATCACTGCAACTGCTGCAGCACAAACAGGTGTAAACCGTGTTGAGTTTACATTCACTGCTGCTGCAACTGGTAAAGCACATGCTATCCAAGCACAAACAATCTCTGGAACAATCGTTGACTCCACTGGTGGTGCAGCATCCGATAAGGTATTTGTTTCTGGTGATGTAGTTGGTGCAGGTGGATCTGGATCTACTACAACATTTACTGCAAGTTAACTAACATATGAAATTTGACGAACTAAATGAGGATACATTCCTCATGTTCGCCATTAAGCATTATGAAAATCCTCACTGTGTGACTAGAGAGGATTTTGATGAAGATTTAAAACGCTTCAAGTATCTTAAAAGACTCTTGAAGCGTTATGTGAGAAGAGGTCCGTTAAGGATTCATCTCGTCATCAATCATATAATCATCTTATATAATGTTTTTGGTGAAGCAGCAACTCCTCTTCTCTTCTTTAAATTAGAAAGAGAATATTGGAGTTTAATAAAGACTCTACTGATCTATTTGAATAAATATCCAGTAGGGATGCTTCCAGACTTGGAAACAGACCCCGATTTAGAAGAAGAACTTAAACAGGTATAGGCTATGATGACAGCAGGAACAGGCGGATTTAGTGGTAGCGCAGCTGCCAAAGGTCCTGTTGCGGGTTTTGATCCTGTCATGAAGATGAGAGGTAAACTTAAAAAAATTAAGGCACAAAAATCTAGTTGCTGTGAAGAAACAGATAGAGTAAACCCTCAAGGTCCTTCTAGATTATTCCAATACAAAATTAACGTACCTGAGGTTGGTGAAACAATCGTGTTTGCTAATAGTCCTGCTGAACTCAGGATGAAATTAAGGATGGCAATCATGCCTAAGTATAGGTCTGGTATTAATATTGAAAGAATCATGCCTGGTGGTGCTGCTAAATTCTTCATGGACAAGAGAATGAAGCACATGAAGAATGTGAAGGAAGAGTCTGAACTAAAGAAAGCAAATATAAACTATAAGACTACTAAGAGCGGTGGTAAGACAACTCATCATGTCAATAAGAATGACGAGGCAGATGCACAAGCAGCGATGAAGAATGATCCAAAATACATTCTTGGTAAGACTAGAGTAAAACCTGTTAAAGAAGCTGCAGGTGATCAGCAGATGAAGAATCAAATGAATCAGCAAAAGATTCAGAACATGAAGAAGAAAGTCATGTTAAAAAAGCAAGAATTACAAAAACAATTACAACTAAAAACACAACAACTTAAAAAACAAGCAAGGACTGGAGTAGAACAAGACGCAACAAGGTAATGTCTGACCTTAACACCGCTATAATAGAGAGACTCGAAAAAGTAGTTGATTCATTGCAGGAGAATTCTGTAAAAATGGGTCAACTTCTTGCTGTGCATAATGAGAAGTTAGATAAACAAGACAAGATCGATCAAGTTTTGTTTGAAAAGGTTGATAGATTGCATGCAGATATTAATAGAGAGACAGAACAGATAAAGAAAGGTTGTGAAAGAGACATCCGTAAGATAGATGATCGTCTAAGGTTGATGGAAAAGAAAATGTGGACTATATTTGGAGCAGTTTCAATCGTAACGTTCCTTGTTTCAGCACCAGGACAGGCAGTTTTGAAGCAGTTGACAAACAATCAAAATACTAGTATGATAACGACAGAGATTATTAGGTCTACTTGATTGACAATTTTTATGCGAACCTACTCTCTGCTCGTCTTGACAGATTTAAGCAGGTCAAGAACGGGACGTACAACTTTAGGTGTCCCTATTGCGGTGACTCCCAAAAACGTAAGAATAAAGCACGAGGTTACTTCTTCACTAAGAAGAGTGGTCTCGTTTTTAAGTGCCATAACTGCGGTGTAGGCAGATCGTTTGGTAACTTTCTAAAGGAACAAGCGAATGACCTTCATGATGAATACATCATGGAGAGATACAAAGCAGGTCTTACTGGTAAAGGTACGAATGTAGCAGATCCTGAGTTTAATTATCAAAAACCAATATTCAAAAAGAAGGGAGAACTACAAAGTATTTCAGAGCTAAATACTTCGCACTCAGCATTAGCATACTTAACCAAACGTGGTATACCGAGGAAACATTTCTCGAATTTATACTATGTCGATGAGTTTTGCACATGGGTTAACACACAGAAACCGACCTTCCGAAATGTCACAAAGGATCACCCAAGGATTATTATTCCTTTTGTTGATGAAAATGGAGAATGGTTTGGATTTCAAGGGAGGTCTCTGAATCCCAACGATAAACTTAGGTATATAACTATCATGTTGGATGAAGATCGAATCAAGGTTTATGGTCTTGATCGTGTCAACTTCAACAAGACCGTGTATATTACTGAAGGTCCTTTCGATAGTCTTTTTATCGACAATGCAATTGCTATGGCAGGTGCTGATGTTGATTGGAAACTAATAGATGGAAAAGAGGCAGTCTTTGTTTACGATAATGAAAAACGTAGTAAGGAAATTGTTAACCGTATTGAAAAAGCAATTGATAAAGGATATGAAGTAGTAATCTGGCCTAGTAGTCTGCAAGAGAAAGATCTAAATGACATGTTCTCTTCTGGACACGACGTGCAATCTATGGTAGAATTTAATACTTACCAAGGATTAGAAGCAAAAATTAAATTAACCGAATGGAAAAAGGTATGATTAGTCCAAGGACACCCAAACCAATCAACGTCACAAAAAGAGAAGGAGAGAAGACACCCTTAGACCTTAATAAGGTTCATAAGATGGTAGAACTTGCCTGTGAAGGTCTTGCAGGGGTCTCTGAATCTGCTGTAGAGATTAACAGTGGTCTTCAATTTTTTGACGGAATTAAGACAGCAGACATTCAAGAAATTCTTATTCGTTCAGCGAATGATCTGATCTCTCTTGATCATCCTAACTATCAGTATGTTGCTGCAAGATTGCTGCTGTTCGGTCTTAGAAAGGCAGTATATAACGGTCACCCTGATGGTCATCCTCCTTTACTTGAGCATGTCAAGAAGTGTATAGACAAAGGTGTGTATGATAGCAGTATTGTTTCCAAATATACTGAAGAAGAATGGGATAAACTTAATAGTTATATTGATCACGACAGAGATTATTTGTTTACATATGCAGGTATTCGTCAGGTAGTCGATAAATATCTCGTACAAGATCGTTCATCAGGAGAAGTATACGAAACTCCACAGTTCATGTATATGATGGTGGCGATTACTCTCTTCCAAGACGATGATAAATTTTATCGCTTGGAGTATGTAAGAAAATACTATGACGCAATCTCAAAACACAGACTCAACATTCCAACGCCGATTATGGGAGGAGTGCGTACGCCACTCAGACAATTTGCAAGCTGTGTTCTTGTTGATGTTGATGACACCCTCGATAGCATTTTTAGCAGTGACAT